GTCCTATCAGGCTTAACGGGGAGAAAGCGAGATACTATGCTAAAAATGTTATATAATACTCACTATGAACATGATGGTGATATGACTTTACAATATGAAATAGTCTTTAATGGTATGCGATTGACACTTATCGAAAGATTCATTGACTCTTATGAGACCGGAGAGAATTATTACAGAACCAGAAAGATTCTTGTGAAAGCCCGTAATGCGATTTTGGAGTATCGAGAATATGGTAATGAGGTAATATGGGGTGCTTATAATCCTCCAAAAGATTTTGATATGGACCTCTTTAGATATGAGGTTTGGAAATGTTTTAATATAGACATTCCTGATAAAGAATAATAAAGATAAAAGAAGGACTGTACATCCTTCTTTTTTTCTCTTCGTAACCCTTTAAAAACAAGGTAATAACTTTAATATATGAAAGGTGGTATATTTATGAGTGAACCCATTTATAATAAGCATGAATACTCTAACCTTGATTGGAATGAATCAGAAATCTCTAAAGATAAAAGAGCTGACCAAAAATACATAGATAAGAAAAAGAAAGAACTTCTTAAAATGGAAAACAGAAGAAGAGAATTAGAACTTCTTACTGTAGAGAATATGTATAAGCCATCAAAAGAGATGTCTGAAAGAAGAAAGAAATTTACTACTACTAAATTCTTAATGTATTTAATCCTTGGAAATTGTTTCATTATTGAATTATACTCAATGTGGACTATGATTTTCTTAGGAGATTTAGGAGCATTAAGTTCTTTAATAGGAGCTGTAATAGGTGAGAGTATAGCTTTTGCTGTTTACTGTTATAAATCTTTTAATGAGAATAAAGAAGAAGCAAAAGCACAATTAGAAAGAGATAAATTTGAAGCAGCTGTATTGGATGCTAATAGAAATGGTATTGAAGATAATCTAGAATTGGATTATTATATGGAAGATGAAGATACCAATAATTCTGATATAAAAGCAGATGCAGAATAATAATCATAGATAGAGAAGATAATAAATGCTTCTCTATCTATCTTCTATGTTCCTGTATCCGTAAAGTGAGTATATGTATTAATATAACTATTTCCGTGTTAATAATAATAAAATTAATTTGTCTTATAAGGAGGACGAAACAATGACATTTACACAGATAGAAGAAGCTTATTAGAATTATGTAGAGATTGAATTTCAGTTAACACCTGAAGAGAGATTAAAATATCTCAAAGGCTTTCAAGAATTAATCAAGTTATTCAAGCTCAACACAGAGCTTGAGCTCTTGAACGAAGATATGTAAAAAAGAGAAGGGACTGCACATCCCTCTTTTTTTATTTAATGATATACTATTTTAGTGTATAAGAAGTATAAAAAGTAAACATGTCTAAAAATTAACTCCAACTTCTTATACACTTAAGTAACCCTATCGTAACTCCTTTCCACGGTAGGGTAACATTCCATTTAAAAGTGGTGATTATGTCCCCCAATTCTAATCACCACAATCCACGTATATTGCAACCAGAGCGTTAAGGGTTGCAACATATCTCGCTTTGAGATGACACTGAGGTTAGAGCCAGTGTCATCTTTTTTTCTTAAAATAAAAACACATATCAATAAACTTATATTTTTAGAAAGGAATATTAATTTTATGAATGGAATTAATAACTTTGCAAATCTTATTCAGGGACAATGGACTAATATCGTTGTAGTAATTGCTATAATTGCTGGTTTAGTAAGAAGCATTATAACCTACTATACAATGAATGAGGAACAGAGAGTTCAGGCTGCTCTTAAAGTAATAAGTGAAGAGCTTATGAAGATGATGGTTCAGGCTGAAATCCAGTGGAAAGATTATAAGAAATCTGGAGAACTTAAAAGGTCTCAGGTTATAAAGGATATCTATAATCAGTTCCCATTCTTATCAAGATATATGGACCAAGAGAAACTTGTTCAGACAATCTATGAGATGATAGATAAGCAGATGGACAATATGAATGAGTTGATGAAAAAGAATGAAGTTCAATAAATAATTTAGATACTAGGTAGAATTTTTTATTCTACCTAGTATCTATTTTCGAGAGAGTTTATACTTCTTGTATTGTACTTATAATAACCACAAGCAAATAATAATAATAAATAAAGGAAAGGTCATACCTCCTTCCTACATATGTATTATTTTTTTTGGTTACTATAGTGTTATTTATACAATAAAAAAAGAGGTTGGTAGACAGCTTCTTGCACAGCCGTCTACCTCAATGAAAAAAAAGATAACTCATCACACCCCGAGAGCATATACTCGTAGGTTACTACTATGTTATACGAAATAAAAAATTAAATTGAGATAGTTAAAAATAACTATCTCAATCGCAAAGAATTAATAAATATAATCTCAAGCTTACCCAGAATATTTTTACCTCAGGTCTCAATTGAGTGTTACCTAACCAGCGAAAGGACACTAGTGTTTGTTACTTTGTGATATATAAAAATATTCTATAGGTAAATTTTGTTACAGCATGTTTAACACAAAAATGAAAAAATCTGTCAAAACTAAATGTTTTGTTTGGGGTCTGCCTATCCCCTAATTATTTGTTGGTAGTGTAATAAAATAATAGTTGACTGATATTAAACCAATCAACTATTATTCTATATTTGCTATTAACAACACCAATATATTGATCCTTCATCCATATCTACAATATGTATGTAGCCCATAATAGGATTCTTTTTATTTTATGGGTTACTCAAGTGTTATATAACTAAAATAATTATAAATATTCATTATCTCACTATAAAGTTTAGTAATGATATGAGTTATATCAATATCATTATATTTATCTTTATAATACTTATAATAAAAATCATCTATATTCTTTTCTGTTAATTTAGGAAATAATCTTGATGTTATATCAGTTTCTGGAATATCTTTATTGTTAATAAATCCTTTTACTACTTCTTTCTTTTCAAAGAATTTTTCATAATCTTCTTCTCTTATACTAAATAAATTCCAATTATTACTATCTCCTACTTTATCAATTATCTTATTTAAATTAAATCTCAATTCTTCTACTATATTGGTATTTGTATTTAAGTCTAAATACTTATCCAATTCTTTCTTGGCTGGTTTTATATCCTTAATATATATACATCTACAGTCTGGATAAAGATTTTTTAACATATCTGAATAATCTGGGTCTAACTCGAGTACTAGCTCGGATACCTTTTCTTCATTAGTTTCTTTACCACCAATACAATAAGTATAGTCTATTATATAGACATCTCTATTTAATACATTAGATACTTTTGTAAGTAATATATCCATTGTTGCTTTCTTAGCCATTACCCAAGCTCCTTTCTTATCTTCCTATTCATTGATTCTACTGATGGTAAATTTAACCATTTATTTGCAAAAGTTAATATATTACCAGTTTGATAATTATCCATTACTTCTTTACTTATATCTCCAGAGAATGTATCACTATTACCTTTTACAATATGAACATCAGTTATTCCCCTATATTTTAATTCTCCACCTCTTGAATCAAATTGAGATGAATCTAATATCATTTTAAATATTAAAGTAGATGGGTCTATATTCATTCCTATAATGCAAGATGGATAAAATTTACCCATATCAAAGTCAATTGAATATTGGAATAAGAAATTAGTTGGTTTACCAAATAACTTCATACCAAATTTCTCTATTAATAAAGGATTACCTACTAATGCTCCTTCGAATGATGAATCATCTTCATCTACATTACTATCTCCATATGAATTATCAAAACTATTCATATTATTACCAGTAACTAATCCTTGACTTAAATAAGAAGCATATTGTACATATCTAAGTTTTAAACTAAGTTTAAATACTTCTGAATAAGGAGTTGTATTAACATAACTTGTTAAGTAATAAGTATCCATATCAGAAGTTCTTCCCTCTATTCCTACTTGAAGCAAAACGTCCTTTATATTATATAGAATATACAATAAGTAATTTACATAAGAAAGAGTCTTGATTGTACCAACTTCACTATAATCTAACTTACTATCTCCTAATTCTTTTTCAGCTATTGCTGTAAGTTTATTCGACCTTAATTCAGATTGTCCTTTTCTTAAAGCGGCATAAATAACCATTTGGTCTACGAATATTGTATAAGAAGATAAATTAAACCAACTACTCTTTTCTTTAATAGCAAAATGAATCATATCTTTCTTATACCAACATTCTTTAGATGGAAAATCTGGATGACACATAATATCTTCTGGATTTCCACCAAGTATCTTTATTCTATTATATATGAAAGGAATATCGAAATCCATATTCCATATACCAATCATATCTAATTTTAATTTATTTATTAACTGCCATAAATGAACTAACATCATTAATTCATTCTGGTAGAAATATATATTAAAATCAAAGTTTGGATAACTTTCACCAAACTTATCATGTATCTTCTTTTTTAATTCATCTACATTATTTGACCAGTATTCTTGCTCTTTCATTCTGTGAGCATACATATCTCTTTTCTTCTTATCTTCCTCTATAGCATACTCATCAATCAATGGTTTCTTAGGAGCTTTATAATCAACTCCAGTAAGAGCAAATGTATAACTTCTTTTAGCATCTACATCAATTAATGTAACTAAGTCTATAGGGTTATATAATGGGTCTGGACCACCTTCCATAATATCAACCTCTATATCTAGAAATCCTAATGATAAATGCTTTGGTCTATTATTATCATAATTATTTTTCCATTGTAATCTCTTATAAGCTCTAATATCTATATCAGAACCAAATACATATGGATATAATTGAATTTCGTTTAATCTTTTATAATCTCTATTAGTGAAGCATTGTCTAACGAAACTTTTACCTTGGTCTCCAATTTCGTTAGCTATTCTAAATATCTTTTCTTTTTCTTTTACCTCTACAGGTATTAAATTCTCTATTTTCTCATAAGTCTTATTATGCCTATGATTTCTACAATCTGGTTTCTCAAAATAAATTAATCTTGTAGGATTTTTCTCTATAGATAAATTCTTTTCACCAGTATCTAAATCTTTCCATATGGTGTAAATATAATCATCATCACCTTTATTATTCACATACTGAATATCTATGAGCATTCCGTTGTCTTTTGTTAAACCCATATAAACCCCTTAATTCTTAAAAATTCTCATATCT